CCTTAGATCCGTCCAAGGCACAGATTCTGTGGATGGATTTTGAGTGGCTGGGCGTTGGGTCTGTGCGCTGCGGTTTCATCATTGACGGGCAGTACATCGTTTGCCACACGTTTAACAACGCCAATGATATCACTGCTGTTTACATGAGCACGGCCATCCTGCCGGTGCGCTACGAGATCGTGTCGTCTGTTGCAGTCGCGGGTACGCTCAAGCAGATTTGCTCCTCGGTGATTTCTGAGGGCGGTTATGAGCAGTATTCGTTTGGTCACGTAGCTCGACGCACTGCAATTCTTGGCACAATCGGATCTACCTTCCTGCCATTGGTCTCCATCCGGTTGAAGTCCACGCGGCTCGGGGCAGTGGTGCTTCCGCAGCGGGTTCAGGTATTGCCGACAACCTCGCAAAATTACGAGGTGGCTCTAGTAAAGAACCCCACGCTGACCGGGGCTTCATGGGCTGCAACGACTTCAAACAACGTCGAGATGGATGTGACTGCTACGGCGGTGACGGGTGGGACGATTGTTCAAACAGACTACGTGACTTCCAGTGGCAGCGGTGGTACAAACCCCCTTGCGGACCCTGCTGGGTATAACTGGGACTTGCAGCTTGGCTCGTCTCTGGCCGGAGTCAGCGACATCTACACCATCCAAATCAGAACCGTGTCGGGCGCAACCACAGGCGATGCCGTGGGCTCTCTGACCTTCTGGGATCTGACGGGTTGATATGGCACGTTACAACTCCAACATCCGCAGTCTTGCCCCCGAGCAAGAGTATGAAGATCAGGGCACTGACGACTGGGGCTTTATTCAGGATGTAGTTGCGGCTCCTGTCGCCACTCCTGCTCCTGCCCCTGCCGAAGATTGGCAGTCGGCACTTCAAGCCACAAAACCAGGATGGGTGTTACAGGCAGAACAAAGCATGCCTTCCAGCCCAGAGACTGGGGAAGCGCCAGGGCCCATAACAGGCTACTACTTTTATGACCCATCACAAACGGCCACGGGTCAAGAATATCAACGCTACAGTCCAGAAGGTCAGGCGTTAGGTACAGGGCAGTTCAAAGATGTAGGTAACTTGGGCGACATGCTGCAAACCGTAGCGACTGATCTTGCCCCTTTGGCTACCTTTGCTCTCGGCGTAGGCCCTCTTGGGGGGATGCTTGGTGGATCAATCGCAAGCGCTTTAGGTATCCCGGTTGCTGCTTCGGCGGGTGCAGCGGGCCTATCAGCGGCCCAAGTAGCCGCACTTGGTTCAGCCGCAGGATCTGCGGGCTTGGGTATATTGCAGGGTCAAGACATCGGTGATGTACTAGAAGGCGCAGCAAAATCGGTACTGCCATCACTTATATCTACTGGGATTAAGCTCCCGGATTACCAAATACCGGGCGTAAAAGAAATTGTCGGTAACGCTTTCCCAGACTCTGTAAGTGACGCTATTGTAAGAGGCGCACAAGATCTCGCTTCTGCCGCCGTCAAGTCCGTCGTTACGGGGCAAGATCTAAATGTTGCTAATGCTTTGCTTCCATCGGTGGTTGGCGAAGTCACAAACATTACAGGGCTCCCAAAGCCTGTTGTGCAATTAGGTATTCAGTCCTTGTTGGGCGGTGAGCTAACACCTGAAGGCATATTCAAAACTATCGTACAGAATGCCCCCAAGGCAGACATAAAGAACCTCAAAGCAGAAGACGAAGATACGTCCCCGGTAACGGACACGAGCCTGCCAGCGGAGCTTGACACCGCTGAAAGCGATCAAGACTTCAATGCGCTTTTCCCTGAGTTTGAACAGCCGTTACTGACCGCACCCGCTGATCAGCAGGTGGAGGTCACGGCACCCAAAGCTCCGGTAGACGTAATGGACTACCTCGAAAGCCTGCAGCCGCAGCCTAATCCTGTGTCGCCCATTGAAGAGTTCAAGTTCCAAGAGGCAAACGTGATGTCGGAGGGGCCTCAGCAGGTAGTCACCACGGCGGAAAAGGAAACGGCGCTGCCAGAAGTGTTTACACAGCCAACGCCGCAAGATGTACAAGAATATATCCAAAGCATCATCAATGCTGAAGCGGCGCTGCCTGTGGATCAGACGGTGACAACTACGGGTACTAAGCTGCCTGACCAGACGTTCTACGAACTGCCAGAGGCACCTGTGATGCAGGATCTGTATCAGCCTCCGGGAGTGGTTGAAGGTCCATCCAAGATTGATGTGACCGGTTCACTGTACAAACCTGATGCCGCTGTCATTGAGGACATTGAGAACTTGCTTACCCGGTATAAAGATCCGGGATTTAAGGCCGTAACTGAGGCACCGACAGATCAGACAGTTCAGGTGACAGGAACCAAAGAGACTCCTGAGCCAATCTACGAGCAGCCACCAACGCCAGCGCCTGAACCCATCTACGAGCAACCGCCCACACCGGCACCAAGCCCCGCACCTACACCGGCACCATCTCCTGCGCCGACCCCTAGCCCTGCGCCAGCTACCAAGGCACAATCAACCACTACCCGCCCCGGCAGTTCTGGAGCGCAATTGACAAGGTACGATCCGGTGATCGCGCAAATAGATCCATACGACTTGGAACGTCTATTTTCACTTGGTCAACAGGACAACTTGACCATCGAAGATCTGCTCAAAATCATTAGCGGCGACAAAAAGCGCCGTAGGAGTTAAAAATGCGAGGGTATTACGACGAAGAATCTGGTCAGTTTATTGAAACTGAATTTGATCTATTTGGTTTTTCCGAATTAGACGATACGTCAGGTACGCAAACGATGGAAGGGTGGGAGTACGACCCAACCACAAAAATCTGGACTGATCCGGTTGGAAAGTCATACAACCTGTCTTACTTGACAGAAAAAGGACCGGCAGGGATTGCAAAGTACATCAAAAAGCTGTTTTCTGGTGAAGGCTCTGCCGCTGACTACGGCACCTCAATTGCGGGGTTATTGGGCCTGTATGAGCAGATGAATAAGGACCGCTCCCCCAAGATGTGGGAGGGCAAGGTAGAGAAAACTCCGTACGTAGCTCCGACTGTCACCCCGCAGTACGAAGCAGCAGTTCAGCAGCGGCCATACGGAGAGCGTGTGATGGGCATGGACCCGTTTACATTTACTGGCGCTGTCCCTACGGCTGCTCCTGCGCCGACGAAGTCGATCTTTGCCCCGAGGCCCCCTGTGGCATCTACAGCAACCAACACGACTACCGCAGCCCCGGCTACAGCATCCCCGACTGTTCAACAAGCGGCATCTGGCGTGTCTAAACTACTGCCCGTCCCGGAAAAATACACCGCCGCTGCTGAAGGTGGTCTGATGGGCTTCGCCCGTGGTGGTCAATCCATGCCTCCTCGTTATCTGCGTGGGCAAACTGATGGCATGGCAGACAAGATCCCGAGCAACATTGACGGTGTGCAGCCCGCCAAGCTCAGTCACGGTGAGTTCGTTATCCCTGCTGATGTGGTGTCTCACCTCGGTAACGGAAACTCTGATGCTGGGGCCAAAGTCTTGTACAAGATGATGGACCGTGTACGTCATGCCAGGACTGGCAACAAGAAACAAGGTCGGCGGATCAACCCGGAGAAGTTCACGCCGGGAGGCATTGCCGGATATGCGGGCGGCGGAGCAGTTGCTTTTAATACTGGTGGTGGTGCGGTTAACGCGACCGGCACGGGCGGCTCACTAACTGGCGGGCTATCTCCTTGGGTTGGAGACTATGTCGCAGGGAAAGACGGCTATCTCAGTAAAGCCTGGGGTTTGAGCCAAAAGCCCTACGAAGCCTACAAGGGTCCGCTGACCGCTGGTCTATCCGACACCCAGAAGCAAGCCATTGGTGATTACGGCAACTTGCAAGTCCCCGGTGCAATGGGGGAGGCTACGAAGACTGCTGGTGATGTATCGGGCAAATTTGGAAGCATGTCTTACAAGCCTGTGGGGGAGACGTTCGGCGCTGAACAAGCAATGAACTACATGAACCCATACTTGCAAGCTGCTTTGAATCCTCAGCTTGAGGAACTAACCCGTCAAAACCAGATCAACCAAAACCAGCAAATGGCAAAGCTCGCCCAAGCTGGTGCTTTTGGCGGCAGCCGGGACGCCATCATGCGGGCAGAAAACGCTCGCAATCTTGGGCAGTTGCAGTCAAAGGTTTTGGGTGAGGGGTATGCCACGGCCTACGACAAGGCAATGGCGCAGTTCAACGCTGATCAGGCACGCAAGATTGGCGAAGCCCAGTACGGCTCTGACTTTGGCATGAAGGCGCTTGACAAGCAGCTTGATGCTGCTCAAGCTCAAAGCAACTTGGCTCAAACAGAGTTCAAGACAGGGCTTGAAGGGCTCAATGCACAGATGAGTGCTGGTGCAGTGCAACAAGCGGCGGAGAAAGAGAATGTCGCCGCCCAGCTTGCTCAGTGGCAAGAGAGCCAGAAATATCCGTATGAGCAATTGAAGTTTATGCAGAGCATGATTCAAGGGCTGCCCGTTTCAACGTCAACAACCACACCAAATACCTCCATGTTTGCTGATCTTATGGCTGGTATTGGTGGTTTGCTTGATCTGTACAAAAACATTCCGAAATAAAGAGGTAGATCATGTACTCTGCACAACAAGCTCCTCTGCCTCCGGCTCTGTCTGCTTTGATGCAGACCGCGCAAATGGTTGATCCCAACACTCAGCAACCCACCGTTGCTGGGAAAGTTGCCCAGGCTGCGATGGAAAGGATGCAACCGCAACAAGCTGGCATCGGAAGTCTGATCCCCGGGGTTAAACAACAGGCTATGCAAATGGCTCAGGCTGCTCAGCCAGCCACGCAAGGCGATCTTCAAAAAGCCATGATGCAACGCAATTCCATGCAGGCAGGGATTGGTCAGTTGCCAGGAGACATTGCTCCTCAAGGCATGGCAGAGGGTGGAGTGGTGGGGTTTGCTGGTGATGGCGAATTTGGATCTTCTGTGCCAGACATGGAAGCTATTGCGCTGGATGAATTGCGAGTTGCAGAGGCAAAGCGAAAGCGGGAACAAGAAGTTGAGCGACAGCGCTTAGAGTTTCTGACGCAATACGCTCCAGAAGTTGCTGCTACGTTGCGTTCCCAAATGAGCAGCGCACCTGCCGCGCAGACAACGCCTCCAGCGCCTCCGGTCGCCCCTGAAGCTCGGCGCTTGATGGATAGGGATGGTCCGCGTATTGCGCCTTCTCCTGCTCCCGCAGGTCCGGGCAGAGCGCCTTCCTCACAAGGTTCTGCTCCGCAGGCTGCCGCTCCGTCTGCGGCCATGAAAATGTTTGAACAGGCTTTGGCTGCCAATGAACGCCGTGAGGTTGCCCAAGAAAAAACACCTGAACAAATACGCGCTGAACGAGAGGCGTATTACAGGATGGTTGGGATTAGGCCAGACTTTGCGGAATCTCGGATGCAATCTATCCGAGAGAGAGAAGAAGCAGATCGCATGGCTGCTGCAGCAAGAACTAAACAATTGGAGAGCCGTGGACTGGAAAACCTGATTGGCTTCCTAACCCGCGCAGGCGGGGCTGGTTCCTTGTTTAGAGGCATGGCACAAGCCTCTCAAGGCATGGAGCAAGTCACTGCCCAGCAGCGCAAAGAAGACGAAGCCTTCCGTTTACAGCAGCGCACCTTCAGGCTGGAAAGCGAGAAGGAGAAGAACGCTCTTGATGATATGCAAAGGGCCTTGGCCGATGGCGATATTGCCAAGGCAACCAAGAGCCGCGATGACGCTCTTGCTGCTCGTAATGCCAAGAACGCTGCCGAGGCTCAGCTTAGGGGTCAGTTTGCTCAGCCAATGCTTCAGGCAGAAACAGCAGCCGCTGATCGTGCTCAAAGGGCTTCTGCAGAAGCTGCAAGAATGCAGCAACAGGCAGAGCAAAACAATCAGCACAAGCTGGCAAACGCAATTGCCACCAATCAATCAAGACTTATCAGCGCATACAAGGAAGTTGAAAACATTCTGACCAAGAAGTATTCAAATCAAATAGCGCTGTTTAACATGATGTCTGCTGAGCAATTGCAAAAAAATCCTCAGTTGGCAGAGTCTTACAACAGGTATTTGGTTGAGAAGGCAGACCTTGAGATGCGTATGGTCAAGCCAATTGAGGCCGAGAGAAATCGATTGGCTGCGCAAGTTGGCGGTGGTGGTGTTACGAGGTACGATGCTCAGGGCAACCGCACTAGGTAATTGATATGGCTATTCGCATTCAACTCTTTGATGGTTCAATCCTTGAGTTCCCTGACAACACCTCGCAAGAGGTTATTGACCGAGTAGCCAAACAAGAAACACTTGCCCGCCAACCCGCCCCTCAAGCGCGGCCAGTCTTTGAGACCCCCAAGAAAGAGGGGGTGATGGCTGCGTTTGGCAAGGGGCTAGAGAGCCTGTTGGGCTCTAGCAAAACTGCAGTTGGTGCGTTTACAGGATCTCCTGAAGAGGCTGCTTTGGCAGGATTGGAGAGGCAGAAGCAGTCTCCCTACGCGGATCAAGTCAGCTTAGAGAAAGTCTCTGAGGCGTATAAACGTGGCCTGCTACCCGCCGCTGGTGAGGTGGCTAGGCAGGTGCCTCTGGCTATTGCGGAACAGGCTCCGAACGTCCTGGCAACGCTGGGTAGCGCCCGTCTTGGCGCTATGGCTGGTGCTGGTCTTGGCTCTATTGTTCCGGGAATTGGTACAGCAGTTGGCGGCATCGGTGGCGGCATCCTCGGTGCAATTGCACCGTCTTTGCTCCAGCAGTTTGGTGGAAACATCCAGCGTCAAGCTCAAGAACAACAAGAGCGCGGACAACCTATCGACATCAGCAGGACCGCAGCAGGTTTGGCTGCTGTTCCTCAGGCTGGGCTTGATGTTGCTGCATCCCTAATCCCATTGGGCAGGACATTTGCTGGCAAGGTTCTAGGCCCGCAGGTCGAAGAATTGTTGAAACGCGGGTCAGTTGAAGGCGCAGAGCGTTTAGCTCGTGAGAGCCTGCCCACTGTGTTGGGCAAGGGTGCTGCAATCAGCATCGCTACTGAAGTCCCGACCGAAGTTATCCAGACCATGCTTGAGCGCTCTCAGGCGGGTCTTGCCCTGACTACCCCGGATGCTCTGGCTGAGTATGGCAATGTGGCCTACCAAGCTGGTCTGCTTGCGCCTATTGGTGCTGTGGGTCGTGTGGGTGAGCGTGCTGCAGCGCGGAATGAAGCTCTCCTGCCCGGTCAACGCCGTGGTGAGTCCGATATGGACTTCGCCAACCGGCTGAGTCAAGAGATCGGGAATGATCGTGCTTATGTTGCAATGCAACAAGCAGAGCAGGCAGAAGCGGCAAAGCGTCAAGCTGCGCTGGAAGAGATGAAAAAAGCCATCGGGGATGGCTTGCTAACGCCCGAAGTGATTAAACAGTGGGGCTTTGGGAAAGGCTCCATCTTTGATTCTCTGGTCAACAAGAACCTAAGCAATCCTGAAGATGCGTCCTTTGTGGCCGATGTCTTGTCCGCTTATCGGTCTAAGGCTCATCCCAATACGCAGGTCAAGATTGATGATGCGCTGGCTGGCATTGAAGCCATGTTTGGTGCCAAGCCAACCCCGCAAACTGAAGGAGCAGCAGATGTTGGAACGGCTATCACCGAACCAAGTGGAGCGGGCGTTCAAGTGGCTGGCGAGCCCAGTGCAGGAGCCGCCACCCCAAGACTTGGAGCCCCTGAACCAGCAGGAGTGGTTCCTCCTGTCGAGGATGTTGGACAACCTGCTGGAGGAGCAGAAGCAGCACCGCCTGCAATAGCTCTGCCCGCGCCGCCTGTTGAGCCCCCTGCGCCGCCAAAAGAAGGTGCGCTTCAAGGATCGCAGACGCGACTGATCCTGCCCGACGGCGAGAAGCGCCCCGCCAACTGGGAAGTCATTGAGGCTGACTCCGTTTCAGCATCACTGGTTGAAGGCCAAGCGCAGCCCCGTGATCGTCAACGGGCAGCATCAAACGCGCAGGTTAAGTCGATTGCCAACAACCCAGACTTTGACCGACTGTCTGACACAAGTCAGACGATGGACTACGGCGCACCGACACTGACCAGCGACTATGTGATCGTTGGTGGAAACGGGCGCTTTGAAGGCATCAATCTTGCCTACAACACAGAAGCAGGTCAGGCGTATAAACAGAACCTGATCAACAACGCTGAGCGTCTTGGCCTTGATCCTGCCCAGGTGAGCGGGATGAAGAAGCCGGTCTTGATCAGAAAACTGCCAGCAGATTCTGCCAAGCCTGAGGAGACCAGAAAACTCGCCATCCAATCCAACATCGTTGCTGGGCTGGAGATGTCCGATATGGAGCGTGCTGCTCTTGATTCGGAGCGCATGACCAACCTGAATGAGTTGGACATCACGGACACAGGCGACATTCCTTTGACGACCAAGAACATGGGCACCGTCCGAGATGCCTTGAAGGGTTACACCAAGGAAGAGTTGAGCGGGATGCTGGCTGCTGATGGCAGCTTGTCTCAAAGCGGTTTGCGGCGTGTAAAGAACGCAGTTCTGTACAAGGCCTATGGCAAGACAGACACCCTGTCTCGTTTACTTGAGTCTCCTGATGCCGACCTGAAGAATGTCGGCACTGCCCTGATGCGGGCGTCAGGGAATATGTCTCGCCTGATGGAGGGCATCAAGAGCGGTGCCATCCCTGCTGACTACGACATCATTGCAGACCTAGCCGGTGCTGTTGAAACGCTGTCCGCGCTGCGTGCAACCGGCACCAAGGTTCAGGACTTCATCAACCAAGCAGAGATGTTCGAAGGTGGTCTCAGCAATGAAGCCAAGACCATCCTGACATTCCTTGACCAGAACCTCAGAAGCGCCAAGAGCATCACTGAGTTCTTGAACGACTACGCCAGTGCTGCGATTTCCGCAGAAAGCGCTGGCGACGGCTTGTTCGGTGAGGTTGAACTTCCGTCTAAACAGGAGACCATAGAGCGTGCAGCCCAACGACAAGAAGCCGAGCGAGCGGCAGCTAAAGCTCAGCAAACCATCTTTGAGCAACCCGCTGGTGCGGCTGTTGAAGAAGGTGCAGCAAAACCCGAAGGTGAGGGACGCCCTGCTGAAGGCGGTGAAGGCGAAGTAGCCAAGCCTTCATTGGCTGCGGAGGCCAAGCCTCTTCCCATCACACCTGAGATACAGGAAAAGATTGATCAACTTGAGAAGGTTCTCAAGAAGATCATGAACAAGTTTGGCCTGAAGGATGTTGCCCTCAAGCTGATCGACAACATGAAGGCAGAAGGCGAGTACGCACAGAGCGTGGTTCGTCTGGCCCTGGATGCTGTAAACCCGGTGCAGGCCTTGAGGCATGAGTCCATCCATGCTCTGAAGGAACTGGGCTTCTTCTCTCCCCAGCAATGGGCAGTGCTTGAGAAGCAGGCCAAGAGCAAGTGGATTGATCAGTACCTCAAGACCAAGAACATCAACAAGGAAGAGCTTGAGGAAGGACAGAAGTCCCGCTATGACGCATACATGGAGCTTTACAAGGGCGACATGGACGCGATCATTGAAGAGGCGATTGCCGATGCCTTTGGGGACTTTGATGTAAACAAGGCTCCTCCGGGCCTGATGCAAGCCATCCTGACCCGGCTGCGTAACTTCTTTGATGCGGTCAAGACTGCCTTTGGTGGTGAAGTCACCGCAGAGCAAGTGTTCCGCAAGGTTGAGAAGGGTGCTCTGAAGGCGGAGGCTAAGGCAGAAGCTGCCCCGGCTAAACAAAGCCTTCGCCCTGAAACCGCAAAGTGGACAGATGAGCAAATTGACGAAGCAGTGGCTAATGGATTTAGCCCCGTTATGGCTCGTGAGTTGCGCGGACAACAGAGTCTATTTGCCGATCTGTCGCAGCCTGTTATCAGCAGTATTGGCTCTTACTGGAAGACAAGCGTTTCGTTAGAGTCTGCCGTTGAGGCAGGTTCAACCCGCGCACAAATTGCCCCGCTCAAAGCAGCAGAGACTCGCGCATTTAAACAAGCAAGAAATGCTCTGATCCAAGCCAAGCCTGAGTTGGCTGGTGATCCGGCGAAATTGAACCCGTATCTTGCTAACCCAGGCAAAGATCTTGGCGACTACTTGGATGAGGCCAAGCCAAGCCTGCGTGAACTTAATCCAGAACTAAAGGCTCTAGGAATTACTGAAAAGGCTTTGCAGCAATTCCTAAAGTACAAGGCTGCCGAGCGCCGAGTAGGTTCTGACCTGCTCTATGCAAAACCGGCAGATAAAGCCGCAAGCACGAGAGCGTTTCGCGCTTTTATGGAAGAGATGGGCGGGGTAGACAGCACAAAAGCAAGAGTAGCGCTGAACAAGATTGACATCGCATACATGAGGCGTGGCGAAGAAGGCTTGTTTGCCCCCCAAGAAGACCTGTTTGGTCCAGAAGCCAAGCCAAGCCTGCGTGCGCCACAAACAGAAGCGTTTAAGCGCTGGTTTGGCGACAGCAAGGTTGTGGATGCTGATGGCAAGCCGTTGGTGATGTATCACGGGACGGGATCTGACATTGATTCCTTCCGTGGGCGTGGTCGCTTTTACTTTGCTGAGAAGCCTGAGTATGCGGCCTCATTTGCAGGTAAATATCTTGATGAATATCGACGCCCCAACATCATGCCGGTATATTTATCGGTGCAGAATCCGTTAGACCTAACTTCGCTTGGGGGGGAGTTTGTTTCAACCGACGATATTGTTTCTGCATTGAAATCTGCAGGAGCTAATAAAACCGCACAGGCCGTAAAGGATCGCCAGTTTGAGAAGTATGGACGCAAACAAGGCGTAAACGTATGGGAGTTGTGGTTCGAATCTCCAATTCGTGAAGCAGTAAAAGATGATGGGTTTGACGGCGTAATACAGATTGAGCAGGCTGCGAAGGATGAAAGCAGCATGCACGAGAGCCGGGCGGTAATGGTCTTTAATCCCACCCAAATCAAATCCGCCACCGGCAACATCGGCACCTTTGATGCCACCAACCCTGACATTAGGTACAGCCTGCGTGATGCCTCTTGGACTCCAAAAAGAATTGATTTCCTCATTGAGGACCAGGGGTATACGGATGGCAAAACCAAAGGGTTTGCCGCCTTTATCGATCCCAAGGATTTCGTCCGCGCAACCACATCTAGCAAGGAACAGTACCAGAGGATCTTTGATGAGGCTGGCCCTCTGCGCGAAGAAGACTTGCGCAGGCCAACAGAGCCTCCGCGTTTATTCATAAGCGAAGATTGGAAAATCACGGGCCACGAGGGGCGGCATCGGATGGCGGCGATGGCTGCTTCTGGTGTGACTCGTGCTCCCGTTTTCCTTAAGCTACTTCGTGGAGAGCAGCGCTCTGAGCATGACTTCAAAACGCTTTCTGGACAGAAGTTTGATGATGGTTCTGGTTCATCAGTTGTGGTCTCGGACCTGACTCCGCTGAACTATGAAAACCGAGCCCTGCTTAATGAGCGCTTCGGTGGCGAAGCAAAGGTCAAGTACAGCCTGCGCGTAAACATCCCACCAAGCGCACGCGCACGGGTTGTTGCCACCACTGTCACCCGGCAAGAGAAGGGTTTTGTTGAGCGCCTCATGGAGGCGATCTCCCCATCAACCTACTCCGGCTTCCGTGCCCAGGCTCTGAACCGCTACAACCAGCTTGGTGTTTACGACAAGATCCGCGCCAAGAAGATGGGTGGTGCTGCGCTGCTTGCTGATTCCAGCGCTGAGTCTGCTGCCCTGCTGTCTGACCTGGGTGCTGGTCTAACCGCTTCCGCGCTGGGTGTGCATGACCGGATGGGTGGCATTCCTGTGTTCAGGAACGGCATCACCATCATCAGCAACCAAAACGGCACGATCAAAGGCCCGACCGCGATCTTTGCCCCGTTGGCAGCCGATCCTTCGCATTACCAAGCCTATCAATATTGGGCAGGCGTGAAGCGTGGCTCTCGCTTCTTGGCTGATGGTCGTGAGCATCTGTTTAACGATCCCAACGACAAGATTGAAGCAGAGAAGATCCGCAAGGCTTTCCTCAAAGAGGGCATCGACTTCAACGCTATCCAAAAGGAATGGATCAAGTACAACGACGGTCTTGTTCAGTACATGGTCGATACCGGCGTACTGTCTAAAGATAAGGCGGACAGCTTCCGTAAACATGGCGATTACTTGCCGTTCTATCGTCAGATGGACGGCAAAGAGACGGTCGGTCCCAAGGTCTTCCAAGCCATCTCTGGTGTTAAAGCGCCCAAGAAGCTCAAGGGCGGAGAAGCCATGCTGGATGATTTCCTAGAGGCTATCGTCCGTAATACGCAAGCTGCCATTCAGGCTGGCGTCAAGAATGTCGCTGCCCAAAGAGCCGCAAAGGTTGCCGAAGACATCGGCATGGCAAGTCGTTTGGGCTTCAAGTCTTCCGCAGCCGGAACTTTTGATGTTCTGGAGAACGGTCAGGTTGTCACGTACCAAGCAAAGGATGAGCTTTTCATCAACGCCATCAAGAGCCTTGGGATTCCTGACCTGCCATTTATAGGGTTGCTGTCTGGCCCCGCGAACTTGCTTCGCAATCTGGTAACCAAAGACCCAGGCTTCATGCTGGCCAACCTGATGCGTGACTCAATGTCCGCGTGGGTTACCTCCGGCGTGAAGATGAAGCCGGTGGTAGATACCATCAACAACTTTGGCTCTGCCATCGCAGGCAAAGATCCGGCCTTCCAAGCTCTGATGAACGCAGGCATCTTGGGCGGCTATGAGTTCTCGCAGAACGTGGAGCAGAGCGGGCGTGAGTTTGGCAAGGCTCTGAGGAAGCAGGCCAAGATCAAGTCCACCGGGCTCAAGGGTGTAGCAGAGATGGGCGCTAAGCCGTTTACATCTCTGTGGGATGCACTGGAGAAAGGCTCCACTGCATCTGACGCAGCCACCCGGATGGAGGTCTACAAGCGCACGCTGGCGGAGACCAACAACGAAGCAGAAGCCCTGTTTAGAGCGCTTGAGGTGATGAACTTCAACCGTAAAGGATCTTCCGCCGTGGTAAGAATTCTTACTGCTGCGGTGCCCTTCTTAAACGCACGTATGCAGGGCCTGGATGTTCTGTACCGCGCAGCTTCGGGGCAGATGAACGCTCGTGATGCAGCGCAGATCCAGAAGCAGTTCTTTGTGCGCGGCGCAATGATGGCATCCTTGTCTGCCGCTTACTGGTTGCTGACTCATGACGATGAGGAATACAAGAAGCAGGAGCAGGAGACAAGAGACAACTACTGGCTTCTTCCTTCGCTGGGCGTCAAGATCCCGATCCCCTTTGAAATCGGTGTGTTGTTCAAGGTGATCCCTGAGCGCATCCTTGGCTACACATTTGGCAGCGACACGGGCGAAGACTTCCTGAAGTCGATGGCTCGTCAGTTAACCAGCACCCTGGCGTTTAATCCGATCCCGCAGGCGGTCATGCCTGTTGTGGAGACGATGACCAACTTCTCCTTTTTCACCATGCGCCCAATCGTTGGGCAGGGCATGGAGGGGCTGCAGCCTGCGTATCAGGTTGGACCCGGCACTTCTCGTCTGGCAGAAGGCTTGGGTGAGATGACCAAGGGGATGGCGAAGGAGTTGCAGGTCTCCCCGATGAAGATCGATCAGTTGATCAGCGGATACACCGGCACGATGGGCATGTATCTAATGAACCTGATGGATGCCGTTTACGACATGAACACGGACTCGCCCAAGCCGTCCAGGCGGTTTGAGCAGATGCCTCTGATCCGTCGCTTTGCGCTTGATCCTGAGGCGCGTGGAAACGTCACTGCCTACTACGAACTCAAGAACTCGGTGGACTCCATCGTCCGCACCTCCAACATGCTTGAGAGGACGATGAACTACGAGGAGTTGCCCGGTTACCTGATGGACAACATGAAGATGTTGGCCTCCAAGGATTACATCCTTGATCTTGAGAAGACCATGAAAGAGTTCCGGGAGATGAAGATCCTGATCCGGGCCGCTTCTATGGATGCAGATGCCAAGAAGGACGCCATCCTGTCAATCGATCAGATGGAGAACCAATTGACATCCAACATCCAGTACATGAAGAAGCTGGCTAAGGGCGATTAGCCCTTGAGTCAAGCGCCGTCAACTTTGCGTGGAACTCCTTATGTGTAAGTTCGTACTCTGCTTCAAGAGCGTATATCCAATCCCTAAGCAGATCTAGTCTGAGCAATGGGTCCATAAGCCGAAACCTAACTTGGTTTCCTATGGACCCTTTTCCTTTGTACAGATCCCATTTAAGTGTTGGCTTACTCATTTAGCTTCCTGATTGTGTCGTTGAGGACGGTCATCTCATCCTTCTTGTAAACAGACCAGATCCTGGCCTGCCCGTGGATGCCGTTAAAACTGCCCTGGTGGCAGTCCTTGCATAAAGGTATGCAGAGATAGTGGAGCCCCTGCTTGATGTGATGAGCATCAGAGGGGCCTCTTGCTTCACAGACCCCGCATGGAAGAGCCTTGACCCGCGCCAAGTGCTCCCTGTCAAAGGCTGTCAGGTTTTTGCTGTGCATGTTCAATCTCAATGAGCTTCTGGAGATAGTGAGCCGCTTTTTTAATATCAGTCACGCCGCCTTTGGACGGATTGCCTGTTGTGTTGAAACGAGCCAAATATCCGATAGCAGACCCCAGCAGGAAGCCTTGGAATTGTTCTGGCGTCATCCACGCTTCCATTGCGTCCCACGGTTCCACGCCTAATTCCTTGTAGTGCGTGCCGCCATGCATAAAGTCATTTGCCTTCAAAACAAAGCCTCCCCTGCTTCTGTAGCCCGTGCATAAGCAGACTTAAGCGGGGCAGTGTTTACAAAACAGCGATCTTGTCTGTAGCTGTACATAAAGGGCCAGTTCACCAGGGCAGCTTTTGGAGCGCGGACGTATCGAACTTCGGCTCCTGTGGTTTCTTCTTGTAGGTTGACTTCGGTGCGTGGCGCATAACCTTGTCCAGAAACTGATGCGCCTCTGTAGGCATGGTCGTTGTCTTGCTGACCCGCTCCTCCGTTATCCAAGAGTTGTGACATGACTTGCATATCCTCCTGCGCCATACCATGTCCTCCGTTCGTCGGGACTCTGGTGTCAGTTGTTTGATGCTGCCGCACTTCGGACATTTCACAATCCTCCTCTCCATTCAAAGACGCTGTTTGCCACCTGTTTACGCACAGGCGCGGGCTTGACAGGTTTGGCTTTTACCCGCAGCACTGGCGGCTTGCTCTTGGTCAGATACAGCCCACGCTTGGTACCGGGCACCATGTTGATGAGGCAGCCCTTCTTGACTAAGTTGTGCACCGAATATCTTGCTTTATCCGGAAATTGATAAAAGTGCTGTCGGATCTCACGCATGGATCGAGCGTGTTTACAGAAGTCCAACACCTGCGCGGAGTGTTCTTTGACGAACTTCACTCGTCCCCCTTGTGACAAATTTCCAACACCATTCGCCCGTTTTGCATGTAGTACGAAAGCACTTCCATAGGACCGTCTGGTCCGATTACTACAAGGTCTTCACGCAGGGCTTCCGCCAGTGCAAACACTGGAGCATTAGGGTCAGAGTCACCACCAAAAACAACAAAATCAACAGGTGTCATTTCTTTTCCTTCAGTCCTCGCCAACGTCGGAATGGTCTTCCTTTTTTGGGGCCATACCACACCCAACGCATCGTCTTTTCTGGTCTTGAGTCCTGTGGATACCAGTCACACCCATCCCAGAATGAAAACACTTCCTGAGGCAACTGATCAGGCCAGCTTTGGTCCACCATGTACACACCGGGGCGCACAGGCGGCGTGTCCATCGGAAACCACGGCGTTATGTTTGGGTAGTTTCTTTCACCCCAGGTCATTCCTTACCTCCAAACGCAACTCTCGTCACGCCGTACTGCTTGCTAGTGGACTTGGCGTTCTTCTGGTCAGCAAACGCGGTTGCTTCTTTGCGCGTTGCAAACGCAGCGACAGGCCACGGGTGCGTTATGGTGATAGGGCTGTAACTCCAACCCAAAACAACATACACAGATTTCATTTCTCCCCCTTCAGATACCGCTCAACCGCCCGAGCGAAGTGATGGTGGAACCCACCGTTCTGGTGCCACAGGTCAGCGATGACCTCATCTGTGAGGGTTTGTTCTGGCTGTTTCAACGCAGCGCGGAGGGCAGCGGTTGCCCCGTATTCGCAGTTGCCGTCTTCCTCCGCATGCTCCAACGCCTTCAACGCCTTCTCGGCTGCGTCTCGCAGGTCACTCATACGTTCTCCTGATTGTTTGTTGGTCGGTGAGTGGCATCACCAAAACAAGCCCCGTGTTTGAACGGGCGCATCTGCGGCGTGTCTTGAATCGTCTCAATGGTAATCAACGCAACAAGTTTGCCGTGGCGATATACCCTGCGAGTCATCGTGAGGCCGTCGTCGCGCTCCCATGATGAACCCGGGCCTAGCGGTTCGACCTTCTCTGACTGTTCCACAAAGTCTCCGTTAGGACACGGACCGTGCCCGACCCACGGGCCGATCCACGTTTGCCATACGCTGTCGGGATGCACAGGGTTCATGTGCACGTTCCTTGCGCATTGTTTGCACTGGTCAAGCAAGGGGTTGCTCTCGCAGCGGGCGAAGTCTTGGGCTAGGTATTTCATGGGTTGCTCCTTGCGCCAAGAAGCGGTTGATAAGCCTGCAGTTCAGGCCTGTCTGATGCGAACCTTGCAGAGCCAATCGGTTTGATGGCAAGGCGAATTTCGACGCGCTCGTCCATCGTGTCATGCTCAACGCGGCGTTGAAGTTCCATGTGATGTAGCAACCAATCGGGCGCAACCTGAGCAAGAAGCGGCTTCAGTCGCTCCTCAAATGCCATGAACACAGCGCGAGAGTGCGTGTCGTTGTATTCGGTGTATCTCATGGGTTGCTCCTTGCTCGTATGGCATCCACCGTCCAGTGATCGCCGTACTTCTTTGCTAGCTCTAAGCAGGCTTCCCTCTCCTTGGCAATCGCCGCATCAGTCACCGTGTGGGTGGCAGCAAGCGCGGTGTCAGCCCATGCCTTCTCGTAAACAAGTTTGGCAAAAAGCTCAAGCAGGTCGGGTTCTCCTTCATATCCACCAATAACTCCGCTCTCGTATGCCATCTCCATTACTTCTTCGCGGGTCACTTCAATAACTCCCGTTCCAAGATTATTACCATCTTGGTCAGTTGTTCCAGCAGGTAGTCAGGAACTCTTTCCTTGGTAAGCATCACAGACTCCAGTGCACTAAGAAGGCGCATCATTTGCAATAGTTCTTGCTTACTCATGTCCGCCCCCTTGGTCCGATGCTGCTGCGTAGCAGTGCATCATCCCAGCCCTTCTGGTAAGCATTGGCTAGGTCAAATTCAGAGTAAAACTTGTCATGTACGTTCGCTGGCTTACGTTCCTTGTCATGCTTCCCCCGTTGTTCCCACCCAGCATGAAACCCCTTGTCCCACGCCTTGGCCCAGACAATGCACCAGAAGTCGTAGTACCCACGATTCAACGGGAACGGGAACCCGTCACTGAACATGGCCTTCACATCCTTGCGTTTGATAAACGCTTCAAACGCCCGGTCACGTTCTCTGTTTGCCAGAGGTACATCATCGAAGAGCCCTTCGTCTTCTTCACTCATGGTTGCTCCTCCCGTTCAGCCCGAGCCTTGGCGTATGCCTCGGCCATTGCTTTGCTCATGCGCTGGTATGCCTGGGCTGCTCTTTCAATCAGATATGACAGTTCATACCGCGCTTGAATCTGCTCCAGCATCTGCCGGGTGACGCGGTGTTTATATTTGGATTGGCGTCTCATATCTTTCCCTCCGCTCTGGTAATGGCTGCTCGGGCCGCATTGATGTCACTGTGCAAGTCCCATTTCTGCTGGAAGTAATCGGAAGAGTAGGCACCCCAATGCTCAATCGCATCGGTTGCATCTTTCAGCGTCTCCAACAGTTCAGCAATCGCTGCTTTCAAATCCTCAATCTGTAGTTCATACCCACGCACAGACAACTTCATCTCATGCGATTGATTGATCTGATGCAGGCGTTCGTTCTCGGCATGCAGGCGGCGCAGTTCGGCGGCGGCATCTTCTTGGTTGTGTGTTGGGTCGTACTGATCTTCAAGCCAATCAGCCAGCCGCAGTGCAGTAGGTTGTTCACTCATACCGTCCTCCCCCACAAGTAGCCCCAGCGTTTACGCCAAGCGTCGGCAGTCTCTTCGTCCACCTCCTCCATGATCGCGTCTGCCTCATTCAGCGCATGCTCCATCTCCACCAGCACACGGTCTTGCTCGGTGTTCTGTGCCGCTAGGCTGCACTTACTGGGCATGCAGTCCTGCGTGGCGCAGGGTGGCTGCTCCAGCGCGGCGCGGAGGGCGGTGATGGCGTCGCTGTATGCCATCAAATCTTTGTGCGGGGCTGCGACAGCCACTGCGTAGTGGTTTGTTACCAACGCCTCCAGCGCCTGCTGGGCGGCTTCGCGTAGGGTGGTCATACGTTGCGCTCCTTCAGCGCGGCCTCGATGGCGCGGGCGAACTCGCGGTCTGTCGCGCAGATTGGCGGGTAGTGGTATCGGGACTCAGCTTCAAAGATGTCGCTGATCTCCTCATCCGTCAGCCCTCGCCACTCGCGGCGGGGTGGGTGGGTGTAGAGGGGCACTGCCCTCACGCCCTTCTCTGCGCTCATGGCGTCCATATACTCAGGCTCCCAAATAAGGTGTGGGCCGTGCGTGGTGCCGTCATGCTTAATGCCAACGTACATAAACGCCACCGGCTCCTGCCCCGGCTGCTCCAGCGCGGCGCAGAGGGCGGTGACTGTCTTGTTGAGATTGCTTCCCGGCACAAGCCAGAATTCAGACCTTGCGTTTGTCACTTTGATGAACTCCAGCGCCTGCTGGGCGGCGGTTCTCAGGTCAGTCATTTTTTGACTCCTCAAACTCAAACACTTCGTGGATGTCACCCCAAACTGCGGTTTTAATCTGTTCAATAATCTCGTGCTGGCTGGGGGTGTCCGTGTGTTTATATGCACGGCGCAAACCTCGTTCGATGCCACGGTCAATAGCGTCTTCAAGGATGACGCGGATCTTCGGTTTAATACCCATGTAAATTACTCCCCTCCTTCTCATCCTTTAACAACCCACGCCAGGGCAGCTTTTGCCTGGGCGCGATCTCTTGATTCTTGTACTCAGTCTCAGCAATGTAGGTTGTGTGCCCTGCCACATACCAACGCTTGCCGTCCCAGTAAGAAAACCTCACAAGGTCCATCTTGCCAAGCGGATACTTGCGCTCGTAAACACCAGCCCGCACAGGCGGGCTTGATGCCGGGAACCAATGCGTGTAAATCACAAAAATCTCCCAATTAAATAACCTACAAATCCAATCATTGCCACAACAAAAATACCCCACAAGATAAGATCACGTAGCTCTTCAAGGTAGAACTCTTTGTTATAGAAATCAGGCTCCTCTTGGCCGAGGTCAGTTGCCGCTTCGGCGGGCATGTTCTTGGGGCAGAGCCTGCCCTGCTGACATCTGTTATCACAGCACCAGCGCCGGTACACATCCGGCTCAGTGCCATCGTCGTACTCGCGGGTGTCGGTTTTCATGCAACCTCCTTGACCACATAGTCGTGAAACACTGCGCCGTTAGCCGCGTTGCCTCGCTTGTGAGGCTTGCGCCAGAACGTCTTGCCATGCTTGTTCTTGACCCAGTGCCCGCGCACATCATGCTGCCGGGGCGAAGCGTGGGTGCCTCCCTTGTGCTCGGTCTTGGGCTTGACAGGCTCGATGACAACGGTCGTCCAATCGTACAGCGGCGGCTTGCCTTTGGCCTTGCGTTTGGTGGAGATGAAGCCCTTTTTCTCGACGGGAACGTACCCCATCATTGGGTCATGCCTCAACTTGCGTAGCAGTTCAGCTACAAAGCTGGCGCAGCGGAGGGCTTGCTCGGGTTGCGGTTTTTCTTCAGGGTACGGTACGCCTTTCCCCGCCCTACGAGCTTCTTCATACTCAAGCATTTCTCTGGTGAGAAAGACCATTTCACCATCTTGTATCTTGTACATACGCACGGGCACAGACTCAACGGTTAGGCCGTTTATTACCATGCCAGATATCGCTACGCCCTCTTCGAAGTTCTTACCAGCAGCAATCACTATTGCTTTCACCGTGCCTGTCTGCCCAACAATAGCAATCTTCTCAAACGGCATGTTGCAGTCAGCGACATTGCGTATGTCCGCTACTTTCCTGACATAGTTGTTCACCGAGTCGGTGATATCAAACCATTGAAAATCCACGGGGTCAGCCACCTCAGACGCAACTCCCAAAGATGCAAACTCCCGCACGAGCGGCGTCATTGCATCCTCTGCACTTGTTTTGCCAATAACCAGCGGTCTCCAAGACGCGCCACCGATCTTGCCCATTTCAGAGCATTTGCCCTGTTTGTTTCCCGTGGAACATAAGGCACGCTCCACAACTCCCTGGCGCGTTTCAACAGCTTGGTGTTCATTGCTCAACCCCTTTCTCAAACTTGCGGTAGGTATGGAGGATGCCCTCCATGAGGGTGTGAGCGCTCATTCCTTCCAGTGACGCCAACTTGCAGATCAGGATTGACAGTGCCGTGTAAATCACGACAGAGTCCATGCCGCCGTGTTTCAACGCCAACTCTTCTGCGTTGACCGTGAAGTCTTTGATCAGTTGGCTGATCATGATGTTGTCGATGTCGTCTTGAGTTGCTTCTTCCATGTCTCACCTCTTGATGTTTTTCTGGCTCTTCTGTGGAGCCTTGCTCACTTCTGGGAATGAGGCAGGCTGAGTGCCTGCCCCGCGTTCAGACGCCCAAATCAGGGTCGCCTTGTCCTTCGCTGCCTGCGCCTTGCGCTGGTTCTCCGGCTTCATGCTGTCGGGCAGCTTTTTCTCCTTGGATTTCATGCTGGTTCTCCTTGATCACAAGTTTTTGAAGGTCGTCGTTTACAAGGTCTGCAAATGATTTCCCAGATGGAAACCTCATACGCGCTGCCTTGTTCTCTGCTACGGATCGCATAGCATCTTTGAGTGCCGTGTTGTAGCCATGTGAGTATCTGTCACCTGCTGCAATACGCGCATCAATACTTTCCCTAATGACCTGAGCCATCGGCACATCATTCTTAGATGCAAAGCGTTTAAGCCTTGCATACTGGTCGAATGTCAGGTAAGCCATGAAGGGCTTGAGGTTAGAAATCGTCATTGGCGTCCTCGTACTCTTTGACCAACTGATCAAACAGAGCCTGAGCCTTGGCATTGCCATGCAACTCGGTGCGCGACAGGATGCCGCACCGTTTACACAACTCATCTACCGCCTCGTTCTCTGAGGTCGGCCACCCAAGGTAGTCCCAGAAGTTTGGGTTCTTGCACAGCATCCCGGCCTTCTGGACCCGGTTGTTGTACGCAGTCGGTGTTTCGTCGTCTTGTATTCGCACGATGGCGCAGGCATACCTTGTCCCAACAAAATCGCGCAAGATTTCGACGGGCACCTCATCGGGATGCAGGGACAGGGTGAGCACGTAGCCCGTCCTGTCCTGCTTCAAGGCTACCTTCCGTGCTTCAAACTGAAGTGCCACGGAGTCTTCCCTCCAGCCATTGAATGATGATGTTCAAACGTGCCACCTCTTCATGCAGACCAACAATGATTTTGTTTTTGTCTGCAATCAGCTTGTCGTGCTGCGTCAACTCCTGGCGCAGAACTTCCTGCCCTCGGGTCACCTTGGACTTCTTGTTGCGCTCCTTGGAGTTAACCAAGTAAACGTAAGTGACGTCACATCCAACTGCCACGGCCACATCCTTGGGCTTGGCGTTGGGGTTCTCCGCTTGGTACTTGCGAACAGCAGCGGCCTTGTTCATCTTCTTTTCAGAACTCATCGAAGTCATCCTCCTTCTTGGGGGCCACAGCGCCCTCACGGGTCATGCGACCCACAGACAAAGACAGGTACGTTGCACCGGCCTTGCTCTTCTTCTTCCACCCGGACAGCTTGTAAACATACAAGCCGTTCTCGATGGTCACGTTGCTCATGTCCTTGGGGTTGATGGCAATCTCACCCCAGTAGTCAGGACTCTTCTCGCTCTTCTTGGATTGAGCGGCCATCAAACGCCCGGAGTCGGGCTTCTGTTCAAACGTGTTGTTCACTTCAGGTTCTCCACGTACTTCTTGATTGCAGTCTCAACTGCGAGGGACTTGGACACCTTCAACTCTTCCAAGCCTGCAGGCAGGGTCTTCCTGATCGCCTCTTGAATTTCAGAGATCAGGGCCTCAGTCTCCAGGGGCAGACTGATGATGTACCGCTTCTTTGCTTCACTCACTTGCGTTCTCCTTGAACTTCGCCTTCATTTCGCTGAAGACATCGCGCACCCGAGTAAACAGATCCGGGTGATTGCTCTTGAGGTCATCAATCTTGGTCTGGTTTGCTTTCCAGTAAGACTTCAAACCGGCTTCTGTTTTGCAGATCAAGACAAACTCCACCATGCCCTCTGCGAACAACTCCGCAGACGCACGGTCCAACTCAGACTGAACCGCAGCAGCCTTGACTACAGGTTCTTCCTTCTTGGGTTCTTCCTTCTTCTTTGGCTCTTCCTTCTTGGGCTCCTCTTCTTCCTCCGCCATTGGGAGGTCTTCACCTGCGTAGATGTTTAAGCCAAGGCCATGCAGCGCCAGAGCCTTTGCCATGCAGCGCATGATGGCTGTGTTGACGTTGAACGAGTCAATCTCCTCAATCTTCTCGTTGCCGTACTTGTCCTTGTACTTCCGGCCTGCGATCTTGATCGGGTCATTCTTGGAGTTCATGACCGGCAGGAAACAGGTCATCTCCTTGCCGAAGATCGTGACCCGCACCCAAACCATCGCATAGCCGTTGATCTCCATGTATGGCACGGTCGTGGCATCTGCACGTTGAAACGTCTCAACGTGGAAGGTCGCGCCGGGATCTGCCTTCAGTGCCTCTGCCCAGGCGTGTGCCCATGAGAGGTATGAGAGGTTGTTCTTCTTCTCAACGTGCTTTGATACGTCGAGCGCCAACAATTTATTGATCGTCATTTGATTTCCTTTCGTCTTGAAATTGCTTGCACCATTGAGCCACGCCGCAGAAGTTACCCGTACAACGGCGTGGTTCTCCCAGTCTTGTTTCAACGTAACCCTTCTCCTTCTCTGCCAATGCTTTGGCTTCTTCTTCATCTTTGAGGACGCGGATTGCTGTCTTCCTGCCCTCTCTCTTGACGGCATAGACCGTCTCTGACATCCAACGATCCTCGTTGGAACACGGGGCCAACTCATCTCCCAGGTCATGGTCAACCTTGGAGATGCGATGCGCCTCAAGCCTTTCCCGGATGTAGGCTTCTGTCTTCTCCAGCGGCCACACCTCAAGGTCAACCATCTCAATCGGGGCCTTGGGATACCCCTCCTTGGTCTCGTGACGGCTGAAGTCTCGAACCAGAGCGCAGATGCGAAGCCCGACAACGCGCTTGCCCTTGACCTTCTCAACTAAGTAGCGATAGACGTTTAACTGCTGGACCCACTCCAGCTTCTCCTGCATCACTGCCCACGCAGAGGTGAACTTGTAGTCTGTGATGATGACGCCGAAGGGCGTCTCCTCTTGCAGGTCAATCGCTCCAGAGATTGTCACTCCGTCCACCTCATAGAACAGGCGCTCTTCAGTGATGAAGCCTGGGGTCTGCCCTCTTTCCATCACTACGTGTAGTGCCGAGCCGAGCATTGACCACAGCATGTCAGAGACATCCTGCTCGATAGCATCGTCGTATTGTTCGCGCAAGCGCCTGATGCGTGGCGGGCTCATCAACTCGGTGACGCTGTACTGCGACTTGCCCTTGCTGTAGTATTCGCGGGACGCTAGTGTCACTAGGGGCAGCGGCACATTGTGCTTGTTTGTGATCTTCAAGGAACCTCTCCGATGTGTGATGAACCAAATGATAGTGCTAGTGCGAACACTCTGCAAGTGGTATCGCTAAAAATATTTGGAGAGCCCGCATCGAAGGCCAACTCAAGACGAGTGGTCCGCATCGGTGGCATGTCGCGTTTAATCAAAAGCCAGAAGGCTTTGACCTACTCAGAGTTGTTTCAACGGCAGGTAAAAGATATGGCCTTGACCTTGATCGCTGGTGATGTGCGGGTGACGATGCACATCTGGTATGCCTCACGCAGGCCAGACTTGGACGAGTCCTTGATCTTGGATCTGCTCCAAGGGGTCGCGTATTTAAACGACCGTCAGGTCAAGGAGAAGCATATCTACTGGCATCTTGATCCGGCACAGCCACGCACGGAGATCGTGGTGGAGGAACTGCCGATGCCAAAAAAGAAGCCCCGGAGCAAAGCTCAACGGGGCTAAAGGGCTTTCGCCCTCAGGGAGAAGCAACTGCTCGGAAGGGAGTTACCGAGCGCAGCCAGTGTAGCAGAAGTTGACCTCTTGACAAGGCCAATAGGCCTTGGTAAAGTGTTCGCATCTGTGGGGCTGGTAACCCTTCAGAAGCACTAACCTGCGAATCCGAACCCATTGGGGAGCGGGCTTCGTCAAAGCGCACAGAAGGTGGTTAGACCAACTGTGTTGCGGCAAACCAAGCCTAAAGCTCGTTCCCCAATGGGTTTTTTGCTTTGTGCGCCACCCGTACTCCGCACGACAGTAAGAGCCTTCGTGGGCTGCGCGGAAGGAAATACGGCAAGCCATGTATGGCACTAGCTAAGAGGGTGATGCTTAGTACCGCCTCTGCAAGACCAACTGAAGGCGTGCCAGACTGGCTACGGTACTGGCGCAGGCATGAACGAATGTGACGACCAGAGCGTTCATCCCGATGAAGTAGCCGTCTATGACGGGTGTTCCTGAGTGATTGGGAGCCGCTAGCCACAAGCCAAGTGATTGTGGTGGGCACGGTGAGTCGGTTGCTAGGCGCGAACCGGGTCACCCGGTGCAGCTATGGGGAGAATGATGCAATGCCCAAGAAATTTAGTGTTGGCAAGCCTTTAGAAGAGAAGGAACTGTTTGCTTCCGAAGCATGGCAGAAGGCTTCTGCAGAACAGAGACGGGCATTCATCTCAAAAGTCAGGGCGACCAAAAGGATTGAAGTAGAAGCGGTCAAAGAAAAGGCATCGCGTGACAAACTAAAAGAGTTGTTTGCCGCACGGCCACCCAAAAAAGATGGCACACCCAAAAGTAAAAAACAAACCAAAGCCAAAGCCAAACAACCGTTTAATAACCAGCAAACAGCCAACATCGACGTTTCAACCAATGAGTTTTTGTTGACCTATGAATGGCGCAAGGTGCGGATGGTTGTCTTAAAGAAGTACGGGGCTCGCTGCCAATGCTGCGGCGCAACGCCCGCGACAGGGGCTGTGATCCACGTAGATCACATCAAACCAAGAAAGTTGTTTCCTCATTTGGCGCTCAGCATCAACAACTTGCAAGTTTTATGTCATGAATGCAACCACGGAAAAGGCAATTGGGATACAACAGATTGGCGCAACAGTAAGTAAAGTTACGCGAAGAAACTCAACACAAAGGAGTGATCATGGAGCAAATGTCTTTTGATCTGCCCCAGGGCAGAACCCAAAGAGACACAGGGGCCTTGAGGGCCCTTGTAAACGCTGGTGACTCATGGCATGAGAGGGCAAGTTATCTTGCCCTTTCCTTTTTTAAGTCTGCCGGATACGAGGGAGCCCTATTTGAAGATGCGCGGAATTACGCTACGCTCTTTGATCTGCCCCCGCCCCCGAGCCCCAATGCTTGGGGGGCAGTCTGTCTCAGTCTCAGCAAGCGCCGCCTCATTGAGAAGACTGGCGTTTACATGAACAGCAAGAACGTCTCAAGTCATGCGCGGGCACAGCCCGTATGGAGGATCAAGTGAGAGATTACAAGCAGGAATACAAAACGCAGAAGGCCAGGGATGAACACCCTGACCGCATGGAGAGGCAGAGAGCAAGACGCAAGCTCGATGCGCAGGGTGTAAACAGGGCGGGAAAAGACGTAAGTCATGTCAAAGCCTTGTCAAAGGGCGGCTCCAACAGTGATGGCATCAGGCTAGAGCCGCCGTCCAAGAACCGCTCTTTTCCCAGGACTAAGACGGGCGCGATGAAATGATCGAAGCTCTCGTTGAGCAAACCCGTTTCAACGATCAAGCCCGAGTGGTCTGCCCCTTTTGCGGGCCGGACCGAAGGAAAAGCAACTCAAAGGACATGACCCTGTCCAGAAAAGATGATGGGGCAGTTGTCTACTTTTGCCATCACTGTGACGCACAGGGATCGGTACAACCAAAGAGGAGAATCCAATTGGCCGCAGTGCCTCAACCCAAAATTGTGAGCAACGCTCTCAGTCAACATCATTACGAGTGGCTTGCCAAGCGCGGCATCAGCAAGTACACCGCAGACAAGGCCAAGCTGTTCAGCGCAGACAAATGGTTCGCTCGTCTAAACAAGACGGCAGACTGCATAGGATTCCCGTACTACCGAGACGGTGCCTTGGTCGCAGCCAAATACCGATCATTCCCAGAGAAGGACTTCACCCAAGACTCAGGCGGAGCCCACGACTTCTTTGGGATTGACCATGTGGACAAAAGCAAGCCTTTGGTCATTGTCGAGGGAGAGATAGATGCCTTGACCCTCATGGAGGCAGGCATTGAGAACGCAGTGAGTGTGCCCTCAGGGGCACCAATCAAGGTGGCAGATGGCAAGGTTCTGCCCAGCGAAGACAAGAAGTTTGCCTATGTCTGGAACGCCAGAGAGATCATCGACGCAGTGCCTTATGTGGTGCTGGCAACAGATCAGGATGGACCAGGGCAGGCCTTAGCAGAAGAACTCGCAAGGCGGATTGGCAAAGAGAAATGCCGGGTTGCCAAGTTTGATGCCAAGGACTTAAACGACATCTTCCTTGACCCAACACGGCAAGGAGCCGAAGCGGTTAAGGAGGTCATTGAGAAAGCGCAGCCGTATCCGGTCTCAGGACTGTCCGATGCCGGGACGTATGAGGACCGTATAAACGACCTCTTCACCAAGGGCACAGGCAAGGGATTCTCAACCGGCTACTCGTCAGTAGACAGCATTTACACAGTGGCACCGGGGCAGTTGACTGTGGTCACTGGATACCCATCCAGCGGCAAGAGCAACTTCATTGATCAGGTCATGGTCAATCTAGCGCGGGCCAATGATTGGAAGTTTGCAGTCTGTAGCTTTGAGAACCAGCCCGAGATCCACATCACCCGCCTGATGGAGATCTACACGCAGAAGAGGTTCTTTGAAGGCAAGGAGCGGATGACCCAACACGAAAGAGACACCGCATTTGCTTGGGTCAAGGAGCACTTCCTCTTCATTGACTCCCAGGGCGAGGAACCAAACACCCTCGACAGCATCCTCGACCGTGCCCGCGTGGCAGTTAAACGCATGGGCGTGCGGGGGTTGATTATTGATCCCTACAACTACATAGATTTAAACAGAGACAACACCACGGAGACCGAGGCCATCAGCAACATGCTGACGCGGGTGCAGAAGTTCTGCAAGGCGCATGATGTTCACACGTTCTTTATCGCTCACCCCAGCAAGATCAATCGCGCAGGGGTGGAACAGCCCCGCCCGGATGGCATGAGCATTAGCGGGTCAATGGCGTGGTGGGCAAAGACAGACAACGGCATCACCGTCCACAGGCAGGAGCAGTGGGTGGAGATCGCGGTCTGGAAGTGCAGGTATCGTTGGGTCGGAACCCAGGGCGAGACCTCCCTGCTGTACAACAAGACAGCGGGCACCTACTCAGAGAATCTAGACAAGTTCTAATGACCCTACACAAGGCCCCAAGCGGGGCCTTTTTTCTGAGTTCCCGGCTTTTCAGATTTTGCTTAACGCGACATTTTCAATTTAATTAAAAACAAGTTGAATTGTTTACACGGCCACAGAGTATGTGTAAACAGTGGCTCATGGGGTGAGCCAGGGAACGAACGGGAATGAACGGGAACGAACGACACAAACAAAAAAGCCCCCGAAGGGGCTTTTATCGTTGGCTCATCTTGTAGATGGCCGCTTCTAGCGTCTGACATCGGGACACAAAGCGGGGCACTCGCTCGGCTGTCATCTCTCGGATGACCCATGACCCATCCCATTCGATGAACTTCTCTTGTGGGTCAATGAACCCGGTGTGGTTCTGCAGATCAACCTCGGGGTTGGCGTAGGCGGCTTTCAGAAAAGCCGGGGCGCGGTTGGTAATGACCTTGATCATGTTTACACAAGCCCATCAGGCACGGTCACATCGTCGCCCAATCTGCTGGCGACAAAGCAGCGCATGGCTGCGATGAGGGGTGTGGGGCCGTGTTCCTGAGCTTTGTTAATGATCCCGGCCATCCAGCCTATGTGCGGCAGGACGTAGTGCTCAAGGTCTATTCTCTGCCGATCAATGATCGGCCCGCCGTGCTGCCACAGCACAGACGGCTGAAAGATGAACCCGTCATCGAACAACGGAATGCTCATGTCGTACTCAGGCCCATACCACGCCTGCGCTACCGCCCAATCCAGGGCGGGCCCAGTCAATTTACTTGTCTTCATGTTGCCTCCTGTTTACACATCAAAAGGGAATAGGGCCACATAGGATGACCCGCCTAGCTTCTGCCTCATTGGGCAGTCTTTGGGCTGCAGCATCGCAGAGGTCTTTACCCTCCTTCAAGCCGCAGCCAAATTTGACCCGGATGGCCTTGATCGCCTCCACCCGGTTGCCATGCCTGATGGCCTCCAGCACCGACCCGACAAAGGCTGTGTCTGGTGACACTGCCTCCACCAAAACGGCGGGGTTGTGCTTCGCCACCGCAAACAGCACATCCCAGGCTTCCCGCCTGCCGCTGATGATGTCGTGCAGCACATCTAAGGCCTGATTGTTTACACTCATTGTTGACCCTCCAAAGCGGCCTCGATCACCTTGATGGCGGCCAGCGTGTCCAGCCAAGCCTGATGGTGTCGGTCTGCATTCCCGTGCATTCCCTCCTCAAGGGCGCGACGGTATGCGTCGCGGGTCCAGCCTGCGGCGCGGTGCGTGTGATGCAGGCCGATACGTAAAGCGTTCAGAACATTTTGGTCCACGTTTACACTCCCACCCCCCTGCGGGGGCTACTGGTTTCAAATAACCCCGGCCCACCCAAGGGCCAGGGCCAGGATCAAAAGGGCCAGCGCTGCCAGCCCTACCTTGTCGTCTTCGTTCACGCGGCCCCCTTCATCTTCTGAAAGGCCACCCGGCCCAGGTCTGCGGGCCGGTCAACCCGGACAGAACCAGAACCGTAGACGCTGCGGACGTCATACCCGATGCCAATCCCGATGGTGGCAATGCCCAGGTTCTCGCCCTGCTTCACCTGCCGCGCTGCGTTGGCGCGGTCGCCGATACCGTCGCCCAGGACGAAGGCCACGCGGCGGGTCGCGTGGTGGCGCAGCAGCATTTGATGGGCGAGGCGGATCGCGGCGTAATCGTTGGTGCTGCCACCCGTCCTGATGCGCTCCAGCATGGCGCGGGTCTTCAGTGCTGGGGTGCTGCCGAAGTCGCGGAGGCGATACAGGTCATGGTCGAAACCCAGGATTGCGACATCGACCCCGGCTTGCATCAGGGTCTCAGCCAGCGCCCAGGTGCAGGCGGCAGCGGTGTCGATCTTGCGGACGTTGTCGGTCAGTTCACCCGTCATTGACCCGCTCATGTCCAGCAGCAGCACGGCGGCGCTGTCGATACCGTCCCGTTCGAAGCGGCGTGTAAACACATCTTCTCCACCGTGGGGGACACGGTGCAGAGCGCCAGGGTTCAGGCGACCAGAGCGATACCCCGGCTCGACCCAATCCTGAGCGGTGTTCTCAAAGAGGCGACGCACTTGATAGCGGAGCGCGCCGGGTATCGTGACATTCAGGGAGCGGGCTTCGCCCTTTGCCCTGTAGCCTGCCTCGCCTGCCTGGGCAGTGAAGGTGCCGCCCGTGTCGCCCTTGGGGGCTGGGCCCTGCGGCTCTACTTCCCTGCTCGGGCTGTTGGCGCGGGGCTTCCCGGCCTTGCCAGCGTCTGCCGGGGTGTCGCCCTGGTCTGCCCCTTCGCCGTCGCCAGCGGCCCCGTCCTGGCCCTGCTGCTGGCCTTGCTGGTCGCCCTTCCCGTCGCCCTGCTGGTCGCCGGTCTGGTCGCCTTGTCCGTCGCCCTGTCCGTCGCCTTGCTGCGGGTCGCCCTGGTCGGGCTTGCTGCTCTGCTCGGGCTGCTTCTGCTGCTGCATCTGCGAGAAGACCCATTGCGCCAGGGCCAGCGTGTCGCTGCTGCTGCTGCAGGCGGGCAGGCGGCGCAGTGCTTCGCGGTAGGTGGGCATCAGCGACGCGGGGACGGGCACGGTTACCCCGTACTGGCGCAGGTAGACGGCGAGGCTGAAAGGGTACTGAGGGACAGCGGACCAATCCACCGTTGCGGGGGCTTCGTCCACCATGCCCCGGATCAGTTGATGCAGCAGGCCCCGTGCGTTGCCGGTCAGCCCTTCCCGGATGCAGCGGGACTCGATCCAGGCATCCTCGATTGCATTGTGTAAACGGTCCACGTAGGGGCGGCCATCGCGGGCGTTGAAGTCGGTATAGCGGCGGTGCAGCAGTTCATGCAGCAGGAAGCCAGCGTAGCGGGCCACCTCGGAGCGGGTCACTGTCGCGTCGTCTGCGATGTCTGCGAGGGTCACATTGCCTTGTGCGTCAATGCAGGCCGAGGCGATAGGCCCCCAGGTCACGGTGATGGGGGGGAGGCCCCACATCTTGCAGAGCATCGTGCCGAAGGACTCCAGGCCTGTGCGGGCCTCGTAACCCCGGACGGTGGGGCGGGACATCAGGTGTTCGATCTTCATGCTGCCTCCTGGGCAATGATGGTTTCGTCGATAGCGGCGGAGTAGATCGCGGCCAGGGCCACCTGGGACTCCATCGGCTGCCGCGCTGCGATGGTGACTCTCCAAGCCTCGGAAGGCGGCAGCACGGTGCAAGCCTGGGTGAAGGCGATGGCCTGCCGGAAGGTCGGCGGGTCGATCAGGTCGCCGGTCTCCACCTTGGAGCGGGCCAGGGTGAATGCCTGGATTACGTGGTCGGCCATCTTCTGGGTGCAACCCGTATGCAGCACCAGGGCGGCGGCTTCGTCGGAGGGGTCCAAGTAGGTGAGGGGCACCACGAACGAGAAGCGGTCCATCGTCGCGGTGTTCATCTGCTGCACCCCGGCGAAGCGGCCCCCGGTGTCGCCCTGTCCGTTGCTGTTGTCGGCACCAAAAAACAGAGTCCCGGTGGCCCGCGTGTAAACCTTCTCCCCGTGGCTGATGCGAGGTTGCCCAGGCTCCAGCAGGCCATTGAGGACGGCCATCACGGCGGGGGAACCCGTGGCGGGCTCATCGATCAGGCAAACCGCGCCCGGTGTTGTGAAGGCGCGAAGGATCGGCCCAGGCTGAAAGACGGTATCCCCGCCCTTGATGCCCACGGCCCCGAGGAAGTCATCCACGCCTGCCAGCTTGTGCATCTGGAACCGCTCGAAGGCGCGGCCAGTGCGGGCGGCGTACTGTTGGACGGTCTGGCTCTTGCCCACACCGGCAGGGCCAGCCAGCCACGCATTCCGCCCGGTGGCCTCGGCCAGGGCCAGCATTCGCAGGACAGGCTCAGTCCAGATATGGCATGAGTCCACCGGAGGCGCAGTGTCTGCCCAGGTTGAGAACATCAGCGGACGGCCCCGAGCATCACGGGCATCTACCCCAAAGACATCAAGGGCGGAGGCACGGCCAGCAGGACCGGCCACCTGGGCGCGGACATCGGCCTCGGTGCCGTTGGCCTCAGCGGCGGCGCGGACCGGACCCCAGGCGTCAGCGACTGCCTGCCTCATTGCTGCCCTGATCTCCTCTACTGGCATCGTGATCTGCCCGACCGAGTCGGCCAGCACTTGCACCTGGGCGCGTAGGCTCTTTGCCTCGGCCTGGGCGGCATGAGTGCCAGCATCCAGGCGGGCGGATAGGTTGGCGATGTCGGTCCCTACCTGACCAAGGCGGGCGTTAGCCCCTGCGGTCTGCTGCCCCAGGTTGGCGAGGCGCTGATCCAGGGATTGGATCTCCAGGCTGGCCTGGGTGACCTGCTGGCTGATGCTGTTGATGTGCCCTTGTGTGGTGGCGAGGGCGGCGGCGGTCTGCCGGGTGTGCTTCTCCAATGCGGCATCGGCTGGCGCTGCAGCGGGTTCAGGCTTGCCCAGGCTGGCATTCAGTCGAGCGGCCTCGGATGCGACTGTGGGCGCGGGGACGGGCGCGGGGATGGGAGCGGGTGCGCCAGCGCCTGCATTGGCGAGGCGACGGATGTCGTTCAGGCTTATCAGTCCGGCGTTGATCTGCGCCGCCAGGGCGGCCACCATCTGCGCCTTGTTGTTGGTCGCCTTCTGCCCGGTCGCGGCCCAGTAGGCTGCGGCGATAGTGTTGAGACCCATTCCCATCAGGGTATTGGCTGCGCTCATGTTCAGACCTCCTCTGCTGCTGCAATTTGAGACTCAAGGGCGAACGTGTCGCCATCGGTCGGGCAGGTCGGCAGGCCCAGCGCCGCCCATTTAGCCGAGAGGCGCACGGTGTAACCGCAGGTCGGACAGCAGGCCTTGAGCATCCTTGTGGATTGGGTCTTCTTGACCCCGACATTCAGGGCGGCATGAGGGTACGGCCCCAGCGCGGCCAGGGTGGAGGCGTAAACCTGGGCGAAGTCTTCAGCACCGGCAACCTGCCTCCAGTTGTCACCCACGGGGCAAAGCCCCAGATTGGCGGCTGCCTCGATGTAAGCCCCTGATGTGTGAGACATGCCACCGGGCACGGCGTGAGCCAGTGCGCCTACCAGTTGCGCCAGCACCTGCGCCGGGTCGGCCAGGGTGGGAGACACCATGACCTCATGGGTCTGGTCTGCCGAGTCGGTATCGGCCCAGCACTCGGCGAGAGTGCCCGAGCGGCTGAAGGTGGAAGGCAACCCGCAGGTTGCCCGGATGCGGGCAGGCAGGCTGAGACCATGCCCGGAAAACACCGGGCGAAGGGATGCGATGGCGGCTGTCAGCCAATCCTCACGGGTGGGGTGTGTCACTTTGCTTCTCTCCTGTTGCGTCCGGGCACCGTTGCCCGTCGTCCCTATCGGGAGCCCCGAGTGTAGCGCTAGTGTTTGAACGGGTGCAAGTACCAGCACCACAGAGGGAAGGCCGCAAGGGGTGCTCTAGACCACAAGTCGCCTGCGCGTGATGTGCGCGTGATGCGGGTACTACGTGAGGTAATTCCGAGTCAATAGCAGGGGTCTTTCCTGTATGGATGGACATGCCTCTAAAAGCCACCAGAACGGCCCAGGAGCGCCGAAAGGGGGTCATGGCTACCCTGGTATCAAAAAACTATTTCAGACGAATCTAGCGACTTGCACACAAGTTATCCACAAGTGCTTCATAGGTGATGCCTCATTTTTGAGCACAAACAAAGGCTTATCCACAGGCTGTGGATAACTGCTTGCCAAATGAACAAGCTGTGGATAACATGCGAACGAATGATGGTCGGGGTGATCCGGGCCAATGTGCGAACGGTTGGAGCGGCGAGAGGGTTGCTGGTATGACAAGGATCAGTGCTGATGACTACATGCGGGCCCTGGAGGATGTGGGCCAGGACGAAGGCGAGGACGGTCCTGTTTACACGCATGAGGGCCCGGAAGAGATCAGCGAAGCGGAACGGATGGCCCAGGCCGCAGAAGGACCAAAGGTAAGAGCAGACGGAAGAGTAGTAGGGGCCGCAGAGTGGAAGAGAGATAGACCCCTGACACAAAGCCAGATGGCCTTCGCCCAAGGGCTGATAGCAGGGAAGTCCATGCGCCAAGCCTACCGGGACGCATACCCGAACAGCGGCGCGGCGGATGTCACGGTGTCAGCGTCAGCGTCCAAGCTCGCCAAGGATCCAAGGATCGCCAAGCTAGTCCGGGAAGCCTGGGAAGAGACACAAGAGGCGCTCGCGGATGACATCGCGGCGACCAAGCGCTACGTGATGCGAAGTCTGGTTGCACTCAGTAAACAAGCGAACCAGGAAGGCTCTCGGTTGAAGGCCCTCGAATTGCTAGGCCGCAGCGCTGGTATGTGGCGTGACCAGCAGCAGAGCACCGAGCGCCCACTGACAGCCGCTGAACTGAAGGCAGCGCTGAGCGGACACCTCAAGCTGGTGCAGTCAACCCAGCGTAAACGCACCGGCACCAACGACAGCTAAACAGCAGCAGTGGCGCAGCGGTGACGGGCAGCACGATGCGATGCACGAGGCAGGCGCAGGCTAGGCGGGCGCAGGGATGCAGATCAGCGGCAGCGTTTGCACGGGGTGGGATGGCGTAAACGGCGGAGCGGTGGACCCACCATACCCGGACCCCCCGCTGTGCATGACTGACCACCCTCCCACGTACTACGCTCTAATCCTCCCAAACATTTATCCCCCCATCAAAACCACCCCCCATCAATCCCCCATCCACACCCCCGGGGGGTATATATTTTTCAGAAAGATATTGTTCGCATGGAAACAACCGTTTACACTGACATTATTGATTACGCGATGCCTGCCATGATGGCGGAAAAAGCGTTGAAGGGTTTGCACAACGCTGCTTTGAACAGAGAGTTTGACAAGGCAATTGAGTTTGCTTTGGAGGCAGCAATCCAGTGTCGGATGGCGAGTTCTGCTTTGCGTGGAATGGCAGAAGAGGAGAGAAGGCGTGACAGACAGGTGGCAGTTGGTTCTTGATTTCATCAAGGCTTACATCAAGAGGCATGGGGTATCGCCTTCTTATGAGGTGATGGCTAAGAGCTTGGGATTGAAATCGAAGGCCAACATGCACAGGATTGTGAAGAGGCTTGAGAAGGAGGGCCACCTCAAGGTGGCCCCTAGAAGGTTTTATGGTGTGAAGGTTGTGGATCGGTCTATTGATGAGGTGATCAGTCTGTGACGTTGTTGTCAAAGCAGGAGATTGGGCAGTACCTTGCGCTTGTGGACAAGGTGCCTGAGGTTGAGCGGAACAAGATCTTTGCCTTGTTGGAGATGGACAGGGTTGAAAGGTGCCGGGAGAGCTATTTGTTCTTTGTCAGGCAGATGTGGCCTGGGTTTATCTCTGGGCGGCATCATCAGATCATGGCAGAGGCTTTTGAGAGGGTTGCTGCTGGGGAGTTGAAGAGGTTGATCATCAACATGCCTCCCCGGCACACCAAGTCTGAGTTTGCTTCGTACCTGCTTCCGAGTTGGTTCTTGGGCAAGTTCCCTGAGAAAAAGATCATCCAGACCGCCCACACTGCGGAATTGGCAGTGGGGTTTGGCAGAAAAGTTAGAAACCTTGTGCAAAGTGAACAATATGCCAAGGTGTTTGACACAAAGCTGTCTAGCGACTCCAAAGCGGCGGGTAGATGGAACACCCACAAGGGTGGCGACTACTTTGCTATCGGCGTTGGCGGTGCTGTGACGGGTAAAGGTGCGGATCTGTTGATCATTGACGACCCGCACAGTGAACAAGAGGCCAAGCAGGGCAATCCTGAGGTCTATGACAGTGTGTATGAGTGGTACACCTCTGGCCCTCGGCAGCGTTTACAGCCTGGAGGGGCCATCATTGTTGTGATGACCCGCTGGTCCAAGAGAGATCTGGCTGGGCAGATCCTCAAAGGGGCAGAAAGAGACGGTTCTGATCAGTGGGAAGTCATTGAATTCCCTGCCATATTGCCCTCGGGCAACCCTCTTTGGCCTGGATTTTGGTCAAAAGAGGCTCTGGAATCGCTCAAAGCTGAGCTTCCAGTGGCTAAGTGGGAGGCTCAGTACCAACAAAACCCGATTTCTGAGGGCGGAGCCATTGTCAAGCGTGAACAGTGGCAGATTTGGGACCAAGAAACGCCTCCGCCGTGCGAATACATCATTCAAAGCTGGGACACAGCCTTTGAGAAGAACAACCGAGCCGACTTTTCCGCTTGCACAACGTGGGGGGTGTTTGACCACCCCAACAAACACGGTGATTTAAGGCCAAACATCATCCTTTTGGATGCCTACAAGGCTCGCCTGGAGTTCCCGGAGCTTAAAAAGAAGGCATTTGAGATGTGGAAGGAGTGGGATCCTGACACGCTGATCGTGGAAAAGAGGGCGGCAGGCGCTCCTTTGATCTATGAGATGCGAAAGATGGGAATCCCGCTTTCGGAGTACACACCGGGCAAGGGCAGCGATAAGATAGCCCGTGTAAATTCAATCGCAGACCTGTTTGCATCAGGGGTTGTGTGGTGCCCGGAGAAAAGATGGGCAGAAGAGGTCATGGAAGAGATGGCCTCCTTCCCAAATGGGGATCATGATGACCTTGTGGACTCGTCCAGTCAGGCTTTGATGAGGTTTAGACAGGGCGGCTTCATTGCAATTGATAGCGATGAGAAAGACGAACCGATGCACAAGCGCCGGAACGCCTCCTATTACTGATTCTGAAAGCGCAACATGGCAACCAACTTTGACGCCGCTCTGAGCCCCTTGGACATGGGATTGATGGGCGATGAGCCTGCGATTGAGATTGAGATTGAAAACCCAGATGCTGTAAACATTGGGATTGACGGCGTTGAGATCCAATTGATGCCCGAACCCAAGACGGCAGATGATTTTGATGCCAACCTCGCAGAGTACATGGACGAAGGAGATCTTCAGTCCTTGGCTTCAGAGCTTGTCTCGCTGGTAGACGCAGACATCAACTCCAGAAAAGACTGGACAGAGATGTTTGTCAAGGGCCTGGAAGTCCTTGGGATGAAGTATGAAGAGCGCACTGAGCCCTGGAACGGGGCTTGTGGCGTTTACAGCCCTCTTCTGACAGAAGCTGCCATCAGGTTTCAGTCAGAAATGATCACTGAGACCTTTCCTGCTCAGGGACCGGTCAAAACGCAGATCATCGGAGCAATTGATCGCCTCAAGGAAGATGCAGCAGAGCGTGTCCGTGATGACATGAACTACATGCTGACCGAGAAGATGATCGACTACCGCTCAGAACATGAGCGCATGCTGTACTCCCTGGGGCTCTCAGGCGCAGCGTTTAAGAAGATCTATCCGAACCCCAGCACGGAACTGCCTGCTGCTCCGTTTGTCCCGGCAGAAGACTTGATCATGCCTTACGGGGCGTCCAATGTTTACACCGCAGAGCGAGTCACCCATGTGATGCGCAAAACGGAGAACGAGATCAAGAAGCTGCAAGTGGCTGGCTTCTATCAGGACGTAGAGCTTGGTGAGCCAATCAGGTTCTTTACGGACATCGAGAAGAAGAAGGCAGAAGAGCAAGGGTATACCCTGACTGATGATGACCGTTATCAGGTGCTGGAGATCCACGTAGATTGGGATATGCCAGGGTATGAAGATGAAGTGCCTCTGCCGTATGTCGTCACGGTTGAGCGCGGTACTCAGACGGTTTTGGCAATCCGGCGCAACTGGAACGAAGCAGACAAGCGCAAGCTCAAGCGACAGCACTTCGTCCAGTACACGTACATCCCTGGATTTGGCGCTTATGGCTTAGGTTATATCCACCTGATTGGTGGTTATGCCCGCGCTGGCACTTCCATCATCCGTCAATTGGTTGATGCTGGAACCCTGTCCAACCTGCCCGGTGGTCTGAAAAGCCGGGGATTGCGAATCAAGGGTGACGATACCCCGATTGCTCCTGGCGAGTTCCGTGATGTAGACATCCCCTCCGGCACGGTGCGGGACAACATCATGCCGCTGCCGTACAAGGAGCCCAGTCAGGTTCTGGCTGCGCTACTTGAGCGAATCACAGAAGAGGGCAGACGCCTTGCGGCTATCGCGGATCTGAAGGTCAGCGATATGTCGGCCCAGGCTCCTGTGGGCACCACGCTGGCTATTCTTGAGCGCCAACTCAAGACCATGAGTGCGGTTCAGGCTCGTGTACACGCAAGCCTGCGCATGGAGTTTAAGCTGCTCAAGGAAATCATCCGTGATTTTCTGCCTGCAGATTACTCCTACACGCCAGAAGGCGGAGATAGGTCAGTTAAACAGTCTGACTATGACTTGGTTGAGGTTATCCCGGTCAGTGATCCGAACGCAGCCACTATGGCGCAGCGGATCATGCAATACCAAGCTGCTCTGCAATTGGCCCAAGGTGCTCCGCAAATCTATGACCTGCCGCAATTGCACCGGCAGATGCTGGAAGTGTTGGGTATCAAGAACGCAGAGAAGCTGGTTCCGGTCGAAGATGATCAGAAACCTCGTGATCCCGTGTCAGAAAACATGAGTTTCTTGACCGGAAAACCCACCAAGGCGTTTATCTACCAAGATCATCAGGCCCATATCGCTACACACATGAGCCTTATGCAAGATCCTATGATCATGCAGATGATGGGTCAAAGCCCAATGGCCCAGCAAATGCAAGGGGCAGTAATGTCTCATATTGCTGAGCACATGGCGTTTGCTTACCGCCAGCAGATCGAGCAGCAGCTTGGTGTACCCATGACCGCCCCGAATCAGGAACTGGATGAGCAGACGGAAGTGCAGTTGTCGCGTTTGGTAGCACAGGCGGCGCAGCAATTGCTGCAGAGCAACATGGGCAAGGCTCAGCAGCAGCAAGCCCAGCAAATGGCTCAAAACCCGCAGATGCAGATGGCGCAGATGGAACTTCAGCTTAAGGCTGAAGAACTTAAGCGTAAGGAAGCAGACAGCCAGCGAGACTTCCAGATTGCTCAGCAAAAGATCCAGCTTGAACAGCAGCGCTTGCAAGTTGAAACACAAAAGGAAGCCGCTCGTTTACAAGCGCAACAAAGGCAAGGAGATAAGAAACTCCGAGCAGATATGGTGAAGAGTATGATTAAACCAGCGCAACAACCGCGCTCAAAACAATAAGGAGTTAATATGACCACTGCGTTTAACGTGGTTATCAAAGAAATTGAGGAGCGCCGTGAATCCATCGCACAGGCGCTTATCTCAGGCTCGGCAAAAGATTATTCCGAGTACAAGTTCATGACGGGTGAAATCCAGGGTCTTTCACGCGCTCATGCTTTTATTACTGACCTTGTGCGAAAGATGGAAAACGAAGATGAGTGAAATTCTCCTGAGTGACGGTGCAAGCACCACGGTATTGCCCGAAACCGACGCAGAAAAGGCCCGTCAGGTGCCTGATCCGGTGACCTATCACCTGCTCTGCGCGCTGCCCAAAGCAGATGAAGAGTATGAAAGTGGCCTGATCAAATCTGGTCAAACCATGCACTTCGAAGAGGTAATGAGCCCGGTGCTGTTTGTTGCCAAAATGGGGCCTGATTGCTACAAAGATCCGCTGCGCTTTCCCAGTGGGCCTTCATGCAAAGTGGGCGATTTCGTCTTGGTCCGACCGAATACGGGTACGCGCTTGAAGATTCATGGTACGGAGTGGCGGATCATTAACGACGACAGCGTTGAAGCGGTTGTTCAAGATCCTCGTGGCATCCAAAAGGGAGGACGCTAATATGTCGGATTACAAGTTCCCGGACGAGATTGAGGCTGAAAAGCCTACGGAAGAGAAGCTGCAAATTGAGATCGAAGGCGAGTCAGAGATTGAGGTTGTTGACGACACGCCAGAGGTAGATCGCAACCGCAAGCCCATGAAAGACGCCCCCGCAGAGGTTACCGACGATGAGTTGGAGCAGTATTCCGAAGGGGTGAAGAAGCGCATCCAGCACTTCTCCAAGGGTTACCACGAGGAGCGCCGCGCCAAAGAAGCGGCTTTGCGTGAGCGAGAAGAGGCAGTACGCCTTGCTCAAAATCTCGTGGAAGAGAACAAACGCCTCCAAGGCAGTTTGGGTCAGGGTCAGCAAGTACTTCTTGAGCAGGCTAAAAAAGTCGTTCAAAACGAGCTTGAGCAGGCCAAACAAAAGTTTAAGGCCGCATATGAGGCCGGAGACTCTGATGCTCTTGTAGAAGCACAAGAGGCATTAGCCGCCGCCAAATTTAAGTCAGAGCGTGTAAATAATTTCAAACCACCTGTTGCAGAGCAACCAGCGCCTGTGGTACAACCCGCTCCACAGCCTGAGAAACCCGTCAGAGTTGATGCCAAAGCCAACGCGTGGCTAGAAGCAAATACTTGGTTTGGTGCTGACAAAGAGATGACGGCTCTTGCTCTGGCAGTACATCAAGATCTTGTGGAAAGTGGGGTAGATACAGCCAGTGATGAGTACTATGAGCGAATTAACGCTCGTGTACGCAAACGTTTCCCGGAAGCGTTCTCCTCCGAGAAACCCAAGCAGTCAACGGTTGTAGCTCCCGCCACGCGCAGCACAGCGCCCAGAAAAATCGTGTTGACGCAATCACAAGTTCAAATCGCCAAGCGGCTCGGACTGACGAATGAGCAGTACGCCCGTGCG